TTGCTGTTCTTCTTTTTTTGAGTCATCAGTTCCTTTTCTTTGACTCAATTCTTCTGCAATATCCAAGAACTGAGAATATGTAAAAGGCAAATTCTCAACCTGCTCTTTTGTAATTTCTGAATGATTGTGTTTCAACATCAACCATGCTTGCAAGATTGAAGCTTTCACACCTGCAGTATATTCAATCAGCTCGGGAATTATTTCAGACCTCTTTGCAGTCTGAATCTTGTCTGCAAGCTGCTTGAACTGTTCACTTTCAACTGGCAGTGCTGCAAGTCTTTTCTTCATGTCTGCATAATATTCATCTTCTGCAAACTCATGCAAAACAGACCAGTCTTTGATGTTCATTTGCTGGAAAGTGTAAACTTCACCATCAATCTCAACCTGCTTGGTCTTGGTCACCATCTTTGTTAAATCACTCATCATCCACCATCCTTCTCAACAGATAAAATGTCAATGGAACTTCAGTTTTTAAGGTGTTGCAAAGACCTTTGTCACTGCACCGACACTTTCAAAACTGACTGTGAATCTCACTATGCCCTCTTGAGGAACAGTGATGTTGATATTTGAAATCCTGGCATCGAATTCAAGATACTGCAAAGGCAGTGTTGTATCTTGGATTTCAAGCTTCAGGGTGACAATATCGCCTTCGTTCAATGAAGGGGGATCTGCTGATATGTCTTGGGTTGTTTCCCAGTCCCCTTCAAAAGTTCCTGTGCATTCCTTGTTGCCCGAAATCCTGTCTTTCCATCCATCGGATTGAAAGTCAGTTGTTTCGATTCCATCCGAAGCAAGGTCTGCAGACCACTTGTCAATCCCAAGCACTTCTACGGCATTGGAAATGACAGCCCCTTCAACACCTGTGATGTGTGCCATCAAACATCTCCTTTCTAAAAAAGTTATTGTTCCTGAATCAAAATTTGATATTCTGCCATGTAATGCCATGCATCTTCGGGGTCTTTGAGTCTTCTGCTTGAGACCCTTCTGCAACTGACAGAATAATAATCAGCAATTGTCAAAATAGTATTATCAAAGCATTCAAAAAGTTCATCGGCAATTTCATTGATTTCTGCAGCACTTTGGTTTTTTGAGAAAATAGAAAATTGAATACTGTCATTTTCAAGCCTTGTGTTGAATGTTTCTTGATGTTCCGTCAGAATATGAAACCAAACCAAAAATGGAAATTCAGTGTTTTGCGGGGCTGCATCTGCATAGAACCTTTCATCCCCAAGAAGTGCCTTCAATGCTGCACAGGAATTGATTTTATCATATATTGCAGTGTCAAGTTGTGTTTGCATTATATTATTTCCTTCAGCATCTTGACAATCTTCTTTGATTCAGTTTTGAAAGCAGGACGAAGAAAAGGTCTTGCTGCCATCTTGGTTGTTCCAACTTCCTTGGTTGTTCCAACTTCAAGATAATATGCATAATTCAGGTTTGTTCCAATGAGCCTTGTCAGGGCTTCAGGTGCTTCATAATGGATTGAAGCTCTCAGTCTGCCAGTCTGCACTGCAGGGGCTTCACCTGCAGCACTGCTTCTGGTCTTGAATTGTCTGCCCGAATATATCTTGCCTGACTTGGGTTCACGCATCAGCTTTTTAATCTTGTTTGTGACCATGATTGCCCCTTTTGTCAGGATGGTTGCAGTCTTAGCAACTATGCTTGCATTTACTGCCTTTCCATTCCATTTCAGGCTGCCTGCCATGAATCACACCTTCTGTTCAAACAGGGCAAGAATCCAATGATGCCCCGCAAAGTTCCATTTATCAACATGAACAATGTCAAAGATTCTGTCATTAAATCCATCATTGAAAGTCAGCCGATGGTTGTTTTCAGTGATGTCAAGTTCTTGGGGCAGAATGTCAAAAAGAAAATCGGCTGCAACTTCAAGCTTCATATATTCTTCTCGTTCCCTTGCAGTTGTCTTCCGCATCCTGCCATGAAGGTCGGTGATGTACTCAGCCCAAGATTCAGCTTGACCCCCTTGCCCATCGGGGGTTCTTGTCACTTCTTCGATTGTGACATATAAATTGAACATATCTTGAATCATTCGATTGCAACCCTTTTATATCTTGACAGTTGTGCTGCATACCTTTCAACAACAAACCTGTCAATTAGATTCTGGTCATATCTTGTATAAGAATAATCGCCCAAAGTTTCAGATTTCATGCCTGTGTCAGATGAAGCTTCCCTGACTGCTGCAGCAACTGCAGAAGTTGCAATTCCCACAAGGTCATCGGGAAGTGAAGCAATGTCATCCCCATATCCTGCAGACCATTCTGCAAAGATTCTGCCATCGGGAAAACAATCATAATCGAGTTCAACCCTGCCTGTTTCCTTGTTCAGCGTGAAATCAAAGAAGGTTGTGTCATAATCAGGAATTTCAAGTTCAGCATAATCAGGTGACCTCGCAGGCTGTCCCCCGATTTCAACAAGGTCTTTCCCAAGATGGTTTTCATATCCCGAAGTAATATTGAAAACCCATCCTTGACCTGCAAGGGCTTCAATTTCTGTTTTCAATGTTGCAAGGGTCTTGTCTGCAATTTCAATATCTTCATCAACTTCAACTTCACCCCATTGAAACAGCCGAATGAATCCATCAATGACCTGAACTGAAGCAGACCTGCAGCCATCCCTTGTTGTCTTGACCTTTACAATTTCATCTGTGCAGTTCACCATTCTTTTTAACTTTGTCACAGGATATTGGGGCAGATATAAAATCTTGCCTTCAACTGTTTCAATCCAATCCCTATGATCAGTCAGATAAAATGACCTGTCACAATAATTTTCAATTGCAGCAGACATCATCGGAATAAGCAAATTTATCACGTCATCCTTGCTTGTATCTGCTGCAGCAATGCCCATGAAGGTCTTGACAGTTGCAAGGTCAGTCAGGTCACCCATGATTCACCCTTTCAGGATTTCTTCTTTTTCTTGGGCTTACCATCGGAAGTGTCTGCTTTTTTTGCAGGCACTGGCTTTTGATATATTGAAGCCCTTTTATGTTTTTTCAGAAAATCTTCAGCATCAGATTCTTTCATCAGTTCTACCTGACCCTTGAATCTGACTGCAACAAACCCTTCAGAAGTCAAAATTCACCCGCCTTTCTTCAGCAATTACTTCTTTGCTGATTTCTTTTTCGATGTCTTTTTTCTCTGCAGGCTTGACAATCTTCTTGTTCTTGTAAAGCTCGATGTCCTTGTCCTTCAGAACCTCTTCAAGCCTGTCTGAATCGATGACAGTGATTGTGTTTGTTTTTGTGTTGATGACTCTTGTATTGCCCATTGACTTGCCCTTTCAAATCAGGTTTTTCAGGTGAATGGGGCAACAGAACCTGACTGCTGCCCCCTTCAACCTAATCGCGCAACAGTTTAATCCCAAGTGTGAAGCAGAATATCTGCCCCAATCAGGTTTTCGAATGACCTGTGGGGTGAGTGCAGGATTGCAACTATCGTTGCATCCATTGTCTGTTCACCCCCGCCAAGTTCATCGACAACACACCTGACAAAAGGCTTGCCATCGGGCAGGTCTTCTGTTCTGAATTCAACAACAACTTCCTTGTCACCGTCAAGGTCTTCAAGGTCTGCTGAATTCGTGTATATGATTTCAGAGTTTGTGCCCAAAGCATCTTCTGCTGCCTCAAGCCTGACCCTGCCATCGGGAACATTGGCAACCGATGAAAGGTCAACAAGGAAACTGCCCTTGTCAAATTCTCTCATGTCATACCATGCCCCATTCAAGGTTGCGTCTGACAGGGTCGTGGTGACCCCCGCAACAGCAACATCCATGTTATCTGCAACATTTGCCATCATTTCGAAAATTCCTTTCTGTAAAAACCTATTATTAGCATTTCTTGACAGCCTGCCTTTATATTGAAGGCAACCCTGAAACCCCGAAAGAATCAGGGCTGCCTTTCATTCAATCATTCCTGTGGCGGGGCTTCATCAAGTGTCACGAAAGGCGAAAGCTGAAAACCTTCGCTTGCGTTTTTCGGGGTCAAGGGTGCTTTCCACCATCCCTTGCCATCATATCGAAGCACGAACCTGTAAGCGGTTTCGTCATAGTCAAAGCGGAGATGCATTGACATATCAGTCTTGACATTGAAACCTGCTTTGCCCCCTAACAGATATTGTGTTGGGTCAACCACCGAAAGGTCACCCTTCAGGTCTTTCGCGGGTGCTTTTTCAGTGAAGAAGCAAGGTCTGCCCATCAACATGTCATAGGGCTTGCCCGAAAGACCATTTGCAGGCATCCACATCGGGCTGTCCCCGATGGTTGTCTGTGTTAGCGGGGTGAAGTTTTCATGGTTTGCAATCCAGATGGCATTCATCTTGCAGGCGGGATGCAGGGACTGCCAAAGATTTGTCACATCGGCAGCAGCAATGCCTGCCCCTGTCCTTGTGATGGTGATTAGTGCAGGACTGTTCAGGAATCCTTCAGGTTTCCCTGCTCCATCCCCTTCGATGCAATCATCATCGACAAGGAAAGCGATTGCTTGAGAAAAGACACTGTTCAGGACTGCTTCAACAGAAATGGGTGAATCTTCAAGAAGGGCATTTGTGACATATACCAGCCCCGCAACTTCATGAAGGTTCAGTTCAACATTCCCGAATTTGGGTCTGCTTTTCGTTTTCTGTTCTTTTTCGGCAACCCTGATGATGTTGACTCCCCCGTAAAAATCGATGGGGTCGCCCGAATGGTTAGTGTCGAACATGGCGGGGATTTCAATCTTATTTGTTGCCATCGGAATAAACTGACATCTCGGATAGAAGAAGGCAACTTCCAGTGCCTGCTGAAGCAGTGCAGCTCTATACTGTGTCGGAACAAGGAACCCCCCCGCCGAATCTTCACCTTCCATCATGACATCCTTGAACAGGTTGTCTTTGGTGTTGCGGATGACTGCATTCTTCTGGCTAATTCCCTGCAGGTATTTGGTCAGGGTTTTAGACTTTTCAGCCTTGCTTTTCCTGACATCGTGAATGAAGTGACCGAAAGACTTGAACCCCCCTGTGGGGTCTTCTCTTTCAATGACTTCAACCTTCGGAAGTCTTTTGATGATTTCTTCTTGGGTCTGCTTGAATTCATCGACAATCGATTTGGCAACAGCCTGTGCCATTGCAGCCATCTTCTTGTCGTCTTCAGTTATGAATTCATCCCCTGTTTTTTCTTTCCCGTCAGACTTCTTGCCTTCAGGGTCAAAACCTTCATCCCCTTCTTTCTTTTCGGGAATGACAACTGCTTTGCCTTCATTCAGAAGACCCTGTGCAGTGTTGTCATCAACAAGCAGGGTTGTCCCTGCAGCAAAGTCACTTCCCTGTAACTTTGCATCTTTCAGCAATCTGATTTTCAACTTGAACCCCTTTCAAAAAAGTAAAGTTGAACTTGAACAAAAACCTATTTTTTCAAAGTGAGCATTCAGGATTTTGGTCACTCCATCCCTTTTGGACTGTGAACCTTCAAACCTTGCCCAATGCCCTGTTGACAGCTTTCTTTGTTTCATTTACCATTCTTTCATCGGCAGTTTCAACAACCTGAACATAAGTCTGTTTGACTTCGGGTTTTTTATCTTCTTCAATTATCATGCAGAAACTTCTTTCGCCCGATGCAGCTTCAAAAGGACTGCATGAATAACCATGTTCTGAAATCCATTTCCTTGCTTCTTGTGCAGTGAACTTGTCCTTGCTGAATCTGATTGATTGCAGTTCAACAGTTTCCTTGCCATCGGTTTCCTTGACCCCGAAGATGGCATGAATGCCCTTTCCAAACCTGTCATTCTGCCTTCTGAATCTGACATATTGTTCAGGGCTTGTCTGCCTGCAAGCATGTTCATTCGGAAAAGGTTTCATATTCGGGAACATTTCAGCAAGTGCTTCTTCTGACTTATATTCAAAGTCAATCCTGTCACACTTGATTTCTTCGGGTTTCTCAATTCCCAGTTCCTTCAAGGTATCATCCGAAATCTTCAACAGCCCCTTTGCAACCGAAGTTGTCAGGGCATTGATGTTTGCAGGAACAGAAACTTTGGAATGCTCAAGCAAAAGCCATTTCGTGTAAATTCTTCTGGTTTTTTCAGGGTCAATCTTGATGCCTGATTTCGCAAGTCTTGTGATTAGCTTTGACCAGCCATCTTCATTCTTGTTGACCCATTTCAAAGGCACAAAACCGACTGAAGAAGTTTTCAGATGACCCTGCTTGACAAGTTGCCAAATTTCTTCAGCCCTTTCTGTCTGTGCATAAACTGTCTTTGCAATAATGCCCCGTTCATCCGCATCAATCCATTGGTCAGAACCGATGGGGGGCAGTTCATAGTTGTGACCCCATAACACTTGCGGGGCTTTTCGGAATTCTTTCAGGTCACAACCTGAAGGAAGAAGTACTTCACCATCCCTGTCAAGGTCTGCTGTTGAAACATAGGTAATTTCAGCCCGTTCACCTTCTTTGAAATCTGCCTTTGTTTCGACAATATGACTTTTTCTGATAAAGGTTTCGGCATCATGTGCTTCAACAACTGCCTTCAGATAATCAGGCAGTTCATCCTTTCGCAAGACTTCAGTGACAAACATTTTTTTTATCCTTCCCTAATTTCTGCCCGTAAAGTGCATCGGCAATTCGGATGCAATGGGGGTGAAAGCACAGGTTCATAATTGAAATTCAATGTTCCTGCATCGGGAACTGTCAAGCTTTCACCTTCTTCAAAGAAGTTTGCCCCAAGTGCAACAGTCTTGCCATCAATGTCTGTGCAGAAGGGACAGGCATCAGCCTGTGCATCCCAAATTGTGGCACTGACAACTTTCGATTGTTTCCATGATTCAACCATCCCCCGATGTGCAGCCCTTGTTGATTCGGTTCTGGCAATCTGTTCTGCTTTCCAAGTCTTCATGCCCTGAAAGAAGTTTCTTGTTCTTGTTGTCAATTCAGGAATGCTTTCACCTGCTTCAAAGCCTTGTGTCATCTGGCTTGCAAACTCTGCAGAAACATTTGCAACTATTCTTTCAGCAAATTTGAAAGTATATTCATCAAGGAATGTGACAATTTCGGGGTTCAGGATATTGAATGAAATGCCTGCCCCAAGACCCTGTGCAGCCCTGACCCCACCCCGAATCAACTGATTCCTGATTTGTTCACCCATTTCAGCATTTACAAGGGCAGCCCATTTTTCCCTTTGAAACATTTCTTCTGACCAGATGACAAGACCTTCACCCTGCTTGTTGATTCCATTCGGAACCAATGACTTCTGTTCCTGCAGGATTCGAATCAGGTCTTTTTCCATCTTTGCGAAAATGTCCTTCATGGTACTTGCCATCTTCGGCACTGCCTGCCAAAACCAAACCGAAGTGTCAATCTGCTTGACCTGTTTGCTGCCATCTATCATGTGCAGGTGAACTGAAGTTGATTTGCCTTCATTGTCCTGATTGCTCTGCATGTCAGGTCTTGTTGATTCACTTGAACTGACAGGGATTTTGTTGAAATCCATCCATGCTGAATCACCCCATTCAACAGGTTCTTTGCCTTCTTGTTCCCTGACTTCATTGATTGTGATGACCCCCCTGTCAAGATAATCAGTTGATTTTTCATGTTCAAACTGTTCGTCTTGCGGAATGTTTTCATCGAAAGCAACAAACAGTCTTTCATCATATTTCGGCATCAGGTCTTGATTCAGTTTATCCTGAACCATGACCAGCCTGCCCTTGATTGTGTCCCTTTGATATTGCACTTCACCTATTTGAGCATTTGCAAGGTTGACATCTTCAGAAGTGACCTTTGACATCGGCACACCATATGCAGCAAGGATTTCTTCCCTTGTGATTTTCCTGCCTGTTGTGTTCTGCATGTCACGGGGCTTGAATCCAACTTCTTGAAGGTCGAGTTCACCTGTCAGAACTGCAGGCAGCCCTGTTTTCCTGCCCCCGTAAAGCTGCATCCATTCTTCCCGAAGCTGTTTGATTTGCTTTCTTTTCAAGTTCTGCTTGTGTTTGATAACAAAGTCAGGTCTGCCATTATTCTTCAGAAGTGATTGTTCATAAAGGTCGTATGCTTCTTTTCTTTGCACTGCCATCCAAACTGCCTGCATCGGGCTGAAGCCATAATAAATGTCAAAGGGATTTGGGAACTTGACATGCAGAACTTCTTCAGGGGCAAGGGCAACCCTGTTGTGTCTTTCTTTTCCGTATAAATAGCCCCTGATGAAACCTTCACCTTCTTTTTCGGGAACGATTGTCAGCCATTGACTTTGCAGAATCCAAAGACTTTGCGGAATGCCCAAGTTGTCAAGCTGCATCCACAAGTAACCATCCCCTGTCAGTTCTGCAAACATCTGCAACTTGTTTAAGAGTTCAAACCCATCGTCATACTGATTTGCTTTTTGCCAAAGGGTTAAGAAGGGGTGGTCAACAACTTCTTCAACCATGACTGCCTTATTTAGTTTGTTCAACTGCAGCCACTTATGTTGTTTTGATTCCTTCAGCCATGTCAACTTCTTTCTTGAAACAGGTTTTGTGTCAATGCCTTTTCTTAAATTCGGGTATGCCTTTTGACCTGCTGAAGTTGTGACATATAAACGCAAGGGAACAGAAGCAACAGCCTGTGCATTCTTTGAAGCACAGACAAAGACCCAGTGCCGATAATGCTTGACAAGTTCATAATTTTTCAGGGTTTCGATGTCTGCATGAATTTCTGCGTTTCTGAAAACGGGTTGCGCAACAACAGCAGTGACTGTTCTGCTGAATGCCTGCTTGATTCTGTCCATCAAACCCATGCGCTTTCCCTTTCATAAATCCTGTCTTCAAGTTCATCCCTGTCGAGTTCTTCTGCTTCTTCTGTCAACCGCTTCTGCTTTGATTCAACAAGTGACCTGACATGAACTTCAACCTTTTCCTTCAGGTGCATTGCAGCATACCTGGTCATATCCATTGCATGGTCAAGACCCTTTGCGGGTTTTTCCTGCTTGTCATAATGATATGACTCGACTTCAGTCAGCCAATCATCGATACCTGAACCATCTTTTTCAACAGTCAGAGCAGGTCTGCCATCACCCCGAATTGCAAGCCTGTCACGGACAGCTTGAATGCCTTCAAAAATATCATTGTTTGCTTTATAGCAAATCAAGCCTTCAGCTTCTGCATCAGCCCTTAAACCTGCAGCAGAAGGGTCAAAAACATGTTCTTTGTCGGGCATCTTCAACTGCCATTCAGAAGCTTTCATGTCTTTGGGCTTCAGCTTTATAATCAGACCCATCCCGAATGCTTTCAGCTTCTTGATGAAATCTGAAGGCAAGACCTTTGTTTCATAGAACATCTTCAGCAGGTGCATTCTGTTGTCTGAATCAATGCCCCAAAGACCTATCACTGCAGGGTCAGAATATCCTTCATCGACTGCAAGCAAGAACCATTCAAATTCTGAAATATCCCTGTGGACAACGTGTGTTTCTCTGTCAAAGTTGTCATAAATCAGACCTTCAAACGCAACCCATTTTCCAAGAACAAACCTGTCCCGATATTGACCCGTAAATTTCGCAAGCATGTCAATGTAGTCTTGCGGCAAGAAAAAGTTGTCTGTTGACTTCGATTTGAAAACAGCCCTTGTGTTGTCTTTTTCCCTGTAAAATCGTTCAAACAGGAAATGTGATGGGGCATCGGGGTTTGTCGCAAGACCTAATTGCCGATGGGGGTCTGCAGTGTTGCGCAACCTGCCCAAAAGCATTATATATTCATCCTTGTCCATTTCCCTTGCTTCATCAACAAAGGCACTGCCCAAGTTCAGGGATGCAATCCGCAAGGGGTCATCAAGCCCCCCATAATATATCGAACCTGCCCCGATAATTCTGACCATGTGTTCTGACTTGTTGTGAATATAAGACCCCTTTGGCAAGACAGGGGGCAGATTGCCATCCCTGTCAAGAAGAACCCGAAGTGTTGTGGCTTTGAGACTTGTCAAGGTTTTTCTGAACAGTCCCACAAGGTTGCCTTTATGCAAAGCTTTCTGCACTGCGCAGTAACAAAGAATCCGTGTCTTGCCTGCCCCGAATGCCCCATCATACATCTTTTCTTTTGCATTGCAGAAAAGAAAGTCATACTGCTTAGGAAGCAGTTTCACTTCAACTTCGTTTTCTTCAAGCAATGATTGAATCAATACATCACCAAACCTTCAATGTCAGAAACAGGCAGCTTCTTGACATGACCATCAACAAGCTTCTGCACTTCCCGATTCAGGTTGACAGAATTGACCTTCATGATAATTCCAATTTCAGCAAGAAATGGAACATTGTATTTTGTGATAATGCCCTGAACTGTCCTTGCAGTCTTTTCAGCAATTTCGGCAATTTCATTCTTTGCGAGTTCAACCCGCAAGCCCAAGTCAGACTGCAATTGAATATTCACTGATTCTGAAACAAGTTCTGCAGCTTCACGTTCAGCTTGATTCATTCATCACCTGCTTTTGTTGTTCCGTTCAGTTTGCCATTTGCTTTGTTTTCTTCATGCTGTGCTTTGTCAGGTGCTTCAGCAACACTGAACTTCAGAATAGTCTTGCTTGTTGCATCGACTTCGTGAATCTGCTTTACAGTTCCATCGATTCTGTCAAGCAGTTCCTTGCATAATTGGGCATTGCCCTTTTCAAGGCTGAACATAAACATCTTCTTTGCAAGTGCCTGCCCCCATGTCATTTTCTTATAACCTTTGATTGTGCAGGGTTTCTTTGACAAGTGCCGAAGCAAGGCAGTGATTGAATTCATTGAAGGTGCATTGCCGATATCCTGTTCGCCATTCTTGGGTCTCCCTGAAGGATTGCCTGACTGTCCCTTCTGGAATCCATGATTGTGACCTTTCTTAAAAGTGCCATCGTCATTTCTGAAGGGGTCTTCAGTTGCCCTGTTGTTGATGTCATCGAATTCGGGGTGTTCAGGTTCTTGATATTCCTGCTCTGAATCATTGCTTGCGTTTTCACTGCCTTTTTGATTCATTGAACTTTCCCATTGTTCAAATTGAAGTCAACTTCTTTTCTGTCTGCTTAAAATTTACAACCGAAAATGATTGTTTGCAAAGAAAATGTTTCAGGGGGTGTTGAGTTCCATTGCGGGGGTTTTGAAAAAGGGTTGAGAGAAAAAAACTTAGTCTCGCGCGCGTGCGCGCGTGTATTACTCTTCTCTTCTCTTCTCTTCTCTTCTCTTAAGGCACATGTGACGTTAAATCGGGTAAAAATGCGAAAAACTCCAGAAAAACCCCTGTTTTATGATTTCACGTAAATGGACTTAAACTATAGACAGTATCCGAGTTAGGTATGTTTTGGGGGGCATCTAAAACTCCCGAAAAACTTTTGAAAAACCCCCTACGTATTAAATGAATAATTAAGTAAAGTATTGATTTTTTACGATTCAATAATATTGATAACTCTATAAACCCCTTGACAACTCTGAAAAACTCTTGTAAACTCTGGTGTTTTGAAACCTGTTTTGTTGGAAAGGATGTGTAGTATGTCAAGACCAAAAGCGGTTGATGGCGAATTTGATTTTGAAGGCAACCTGTTTAAGATTCAGATAGTCGGATGGGGCAGTATTATCAAGCCTTTCAAGGATAATGATATATTGTCTGTGGTGGTTCCGGCGGCCTTCACAACAGACCTTTTGAACGATGAACCATTATCTGTAAAGGGGCTTTATTTTGACCTAATTCGGCATGTTGCGTCATGTTTTCAAAGCAAAGGAATTTTGGCAACTTCCGAAGATGGCTTTTTGACACTGGATTTTGCTTGTAGAATCCTGAAAAGCTCTAAGTCCGAAACTGTCTTGTGTTTAAGACGTCTGATTGCCATCGGGAAAATAAAGGCTTTAACCCCGACAACGCAGTACAAGCCCTAAAAGTTTTTTCGAGTTTTTCGGGATGTCATCCCAGAGCATTTTCCTGACTTCAGGAAAAAGGTACAATTCTGCATGGTTTTGGGGCTGAAAAAAACTTTGTCTTTTTTTGAAAAAAAACCACGAATCGTGTTGACAAGTCCCACAGTTCGTGGTATTCTATAATAGAACAAATGGCATGGAGGCGAATCATGGAAAGCACTCAGAAACGAATCGAAGTCAAGTTGACAAGCCTAAAATGGATTGGAATCCTTGACGCGCAATTTGGGGGTCACTGTCTTTTTTACGGAGATGCGAAACGTCTTGGCGTTAAAAAGGGCGACACCATTTTTGTAGAAATGACGCCGGGAGATTACCAAGAAGCGGTTCTTGGGGATTATGTCGGTTGGGACAATAAGCGCAACTG